GGGAATCCAAATGTCTTCTTCCTCAATTGCTCGCTTAAGGTTTCCTATTACCATAGGTTTTGTAGAGACAGTAGTCCTAAAGCCAGGTTTTCCACCCTCATCGTTAAGAAGATTAGCTGCTTTAGTTTGATAGTATAGGTTCACATAGTTCATTTGCTTTAAACGGTTAAGTGTAGCAATTCCTAAACTATTACTCTCCACTGCTAGTAAGGCATTATTGTAGTATCTACCCAAATAGAATAAAATATCACCAAAGTTACTAGGATCCGTGAAGTTATCTCTAAACAGCGCACAGACTTGTCTCTCCTTATTAAGAATAACTGCTGTACTGTAGTCTTGACCTACGCCAAGTGCTACATCAGCACCAATAATAAACCTACCTTCGAACGAAGGAGGTACCCATATTTCCAAGTGTCCTTCTTTAGCATCTTCAAAGTAACTACTTTTATCGTCATACTCTCTAACGTAGTCAGGAGCAATAACCTGTATACCGTTGATAACCTCTTGGTCAAAAACACTGTTACCTGAGACAAGAAAAGCCTCTTCAGGACTAGCAGGATACTCTTGACGAAACTTTCGCTCCCCTGACTCTGCTATCTTTAGCCTTCTCCAGTAGATCTGATCGTTATCCAACTCATACTTTTCTACTAGATCCCATTCTTCTACTGTTAACTCTAGGTCTTCTGGTGCCTTCCTACGATATTCATCTGTAATAAACCAAGGTAGGAAAATGGGAATGTATTCATTTTCACCTTTCATAGCCCCTTGGTATAACCGATAGAACTCTCCACTGGCTCCATTAGCTGTACTTTCCAGTAGTACCTCAGTACCGTCTTCTTGAGAGATTCCCTGGAAAAGTCCTGCGAGTATCTGCTCGTCAAACTGCCAAAAGCCTACCTCAGATAGATGAGCGATAGTAGGGGTAGTTCCTCGTCCTGCTTCTTTAGCACCTGCTGTGTAGAGTCTATAGCCACTTTTGTTGTGTTCGAATAGAATCTCTTTAGCGTTAGACTTGTTTAGCGCAGGTGGCTCTTCCATGTTATCGATAATGTTTCTTGACATATTGAAAAGAGCGTCACTGGTAGCGCTATCATGCGCCATCACAACTGACCTGGTGTAAGGAGTGAAGAATGTCTTCCAGAATACTCTAGCAGCGCAGTAGGTACTAATGCCTTGCTGACGTGCCTTTAGAATAATTGCGCGTACCTTTCCGGTAGCCTCTAGTTGTTCTTCAATCTTTTTATTTACGATAGACTGAGCCTCGTTGAACTCAAACGGAACGAAGCCTTGTGAAGCATTCTTTGTAATAATCCTAATTTGTTCTTTTGAAAAAAGAGCGAAGTCCTTTTTGTATGCCCCTAGCTTTTCTCTACGTTTGGCTTCCTTCAGAAGCTCTAGTTTACGCTTATTGTTCATAGTCCTCAATCCTATAAATTTTCCTATAAGGGTGTTTTATAGGTCCAAATCGGTCCTTCTTTTTATGTGTAAAAAAAGATGTAGCCGCTTCCTCCGGTACCCGCGCTTTTCCTGCGGTCCCCCCTTTTCTGGCCTTGCCTTTTCGTTGGGTGGGCCTTCGCGCCTTTCCTGCTGCCTTCCTCGGTGGTGCCTCTTGCGGCGTCTCGTTGGGTGGCCTTTCTTCTTTCCTTTTCTGTGGGGTGTTCTCGTGGTTTCTTCTTCTTTCGCTTGCCGTTCTCTTTCTCCTCTCTCTTGTGTCGTTTGGTCTCGGCCTGTCGTGGTGTCTCGCCTCGGCTGGTGTGCTTCCTCTCGCTCTGTTCTTGTCTGGGTCTCCGGCTCGTCGGCTCCGCTGGCTTGCCGTGTTGGTCGCTCTTCTCCGTCAGCTGTGTCTGCTCTGGTGGCTTCTCTCCGTGCCGCCCGTGTGTCTGGTGCTCCGGTGTCCCTCGGCGTTCGTTCTGGCTGGTCTCCCGCCCGTTGGTTCTGCGCCGTGGCTCCTGCTTCTTCGCGTGCTCTCGCGGCTTAGCTTCTTGTTTCCTCCGTGACTTGCCCCTCCCTTCGGTTTCGTTGGGTGGGGTCTTTCGGCTGTCTTGGTGGCTTCGCGGTCCTCCCTTCCGCGTGGCCTCCTGGGTTGCCGTTGTTGGCTCCCTCTGGGCGTGTTGCCCTCAACTTGTGTTCTTGAAAGGAACCTGATATGCAAAACGTAACTGCAAACCAAATCGCCGTAATCTCAACCCCTGCCGCTGCCGGTGTTCCTGAGTCCTATTCCCTGGGCTTCGGGAAGACCTTCCCTGCTTCGGCGTTCAAGCCTGCTGCTGGTGGCTTGCCTGTTGTCCTCTCTGGGCTGGCGGCTTACACCTCTAATGCTGGTGATCGTGGGTTGTCGGTGGTTGCTACCTCTGCGGATGGCTTCTCGCAGACCTTCATTGCTCTTGCTAAGGGCTTTGTCGGTGGTGAAGGCTCTCCTGCTGCTGGCGCTTTCTTGCTGGCTGTCCAAGATGCTGTGGCCTCTGGCTCTCCTGTCTTCTTGGCTGTTGCTGGCTCTTCAACGCGTCACTTCTGCGCTCTCTCGTCTGAGCCTTTTGGTGCCTCGGCTCCTGCTGCGCCTGTCTCCGACCAGATCCTGTTCTAGGTTCTGCGCGGCCTCCTGCCCTTCGTTGGGTGGGGGGTCGCTCTCTTTTTTTTTTTTTGCAGAAGGAGGACTGAATGAGTAAAGCAGACATTATCTGTAGTAAGGCAGATAGTATTCGGGAACATCTCAGTAATATGGCTGGTCATGCAATGGCAGGTCGTAATGAGGAAGCTGCAAAGCACTTCGATGAGATCTTTAAGTTGACAGCAGACATTAAATCTGTTGCTCATAACAAGGAGGACTAAATGCAAGTATATTATACCTCGAATCAACTGTGTGAGGACGAACAACAAAAAGAAGAGACACTGATTGCCATAATGACTGATGTCGATCTGTGGGAAGAGGGTACACCTCTGAAGCTATACTATTCACCTGAAGGTCTTGAAGGTGATGTTATAAAGCTCACTATGAATAAACCATTACCTAAACTTGGAAGTCGAGGGTTATGGTTGCCTGAAGAGGAGTGCTACTATATTAACCCTACACTATGGAATAGAACTTATTCCTACTACGTAGAAGAAACTGAAATGATAGGAGACGAATAATGAACATCCGTAATCTAAATATTAAAGACGCATCTTCAGCTGCATTGGAGGCACTCATGCAAGACATTTCTGTAGAACTACAAGACAGAGAAGTAAGAGAAGATGAACAAATAGCTATCGAGGCAGAAGAGGCTATGACAATGGGCTTAGAGATAGGCGAAGTGTACCATCCTGACAAACGTCTTGAAAAGAAAATGAGAGATAAATACATTGAACTCTGCGAAAAAGCTGCGTGGGAGACTCCTCGCTTCCAAGAAATTCTTTCTAATTGGTACTCTGAGCAAGACAGAATACAGTCAATGAACACTACAGGGGCATAAATAGGACCACTTCGGAAGTATTTCTAGGTTTACGTGAAGGGTTCTCGTTGTTGGGTGTCCTTGTGTGTGATAATGTGAACAGGAAGCAAAGAAAATGAGACCAAAATGTGACAATTGTGAATCACCGTCAGATGCAACTAACTTTAAAACCTACTGGCTATGTGCTAAATGCTGGTTAAGGAGATTTAAATGTACTTAGATAAAGAAACTCAAGAAATCACTGCAAACGTTTTGTTACACGCAACAATACTACTCTGGTCTGTAGCAGAAGACATTGAAGATAGCCATCCTGAAAGAGCACAACAACTAAAAGATCTAAACGGTGCTTGCGGTGACTTGTTCAACTTCTTTAAACCAGAAGAAGGGATTAAACTTGAAGTTAGTCTAGGAGACTCTGAAAATGAAACTAACCATTGATCCAATTCTAAACGAAAACCTAAGACGTGTCCTCGGATTAAAAGAAGAATCAGGATACTTCGAACTCAATAGTAGGAACTTCGAAAGCTTCATAAGCAAAGGATTCACTAAAGATATGTATGCCAAAGGCTCTTTCAAAGATGAAAGAAAATACATATTCAAACACAACGTAACCGATGAAATCTTTGTTG